TTGGCGGTATTGTTAGTGATGCCCGATCCTTCTGCAACGCTATAACCAAATGCAGATGCAGTAATGCCAAAAGTCAATGAGGTGTTGGCAGTATCAAGAAACACACCAACAACACATCTCTTATTTGTTCTTGCGATGTAATTGAAACTATTTGGCATTAATCATTCTCCTTGGATGTTTGCAGGCAGAACTGAATTGCTGCCTCATGCGATTGCTTTGATTCTATTATCATGATTCTGAGTGCCGCCTGATTTTCCTCAGACAGAAAATCATGCATTTCTATGATTGCTTTTGCATTGGCGGGAGTGAGGCGAACAAGATCACCGTTTGTCATTCTCAACATTTTTCCGTTGCCATTCGCTGCTTCTGACAGAAGTTTTACGACCTTGCTTGTTGTATTTGCAAACCAAATACTCTCGTTCAACTCCTTGATTTTGGAACGAAGCAAATCAATCTTGTCCGAATCGCAATCTATGGCAATCTTGAATTCGTTTGATGTAGAGACTTCTCTTATTCTTCCGAATTCACCGCAAGAAGCAATATAGCCTACGGCTTCATCCAACCGCTCTTTACTGTTGAATTTGTAAATCGCTGTTGGCAATCTTATCCTTTGTAGTTTCTCTTGACATAGTTGAAGAATTCCTTCTTCTTTGCGTCATCCATTTCAGATGGATTCTTTACATTGAATTTCTTCAATGCGCTTTGGAAGAATGCACGATACTTCTTTTGTGCGGGTGACAATTCTTCTTCACGAACAATCCAACCGCGACTATTTCTGTCGGTTGCATCAAGAATTTGTCCTTTTGTCATTCCAATACTTTCGGCAAAAGACTTCTTGGAATTGTCAATGGTTGTCTCCGTCACGGAGCGTTTGAAAAAGGGATGCACGGGCTTGTTTGTGTCGTGTGGTTCAGGAATAAATGCTCCCTTGCCACTCCCATCGTCATAGAGACCTTTATACTTCTTCTTTCCGGTCTGCTCCTCCTCCTGCATCTTCTTCATTTTTTCCATTCGGAATTTTCTGTATGCTTCCAATCGTGACATTGTGTCACGAACTAATCTTGTACGACCGTCTAGGTCAACCTTTTCGGAAATCGGAGTTCCGTTTGGTTCGACAGACTCGTTATTTGAACTTGTCATCTCTATGTACTCCTTTGTCATGCTTATTGCAGATTCCATGCCTGGAAAGAAATTCCATCGTGTACCATCAATATAAACACGAATAGGACGAGATATTCCCAATCCGACTTGCTTCAATTCCACAATCTTTCCATTGTGCTTGAATGTCTTGACTAAGAATTCTTTGTCCAATGACGGATTCAGCCCATCATCTGATTGCTTTGTGATTTCAAATCCACCAGGAACGGGTTTGATCTTCTGAAGATCAACGCTATTGTCCATGACAGCATCAATTTGCTTACGCATGGTGTCTAGTTCTTTGGGTCCAAGAACATTCTTCTTTATCTCAACAGCATCCAATTTTGCCTTGTTAGCCTGTTGAGCCGCCTTTGCCTTCAATAAATCTGCCTTTGCTTTTGCCTCTGGGTCAACAGCGGGCTTTGCCGATTTAGCAGGAGGAGCCGCTTCTGTTTTTTCGGCAGGAGGAACAATGTTCTTGTTTACCTTTTTCTTTACACCAACCACGGGTGGTGCTGTAGGTGCGAGAATATTTGCTTCGGATACCTCTTGTTCGTTACTCTTCTCACCGAGTATTTCTTTTGCAAGTTCATTCTTTCTTGTCTCAATTGCAGCAAACAAGCGATTATTCAATGCTTGGGTCAATGAAGACTTGAAACCAATTGCATCTTTTTCATTGACTGAGTTTACGACATTTGAGAGATAGTTATCCATGTTCTTTCCTTTTAACTGCCGAAACTGCTTGATTGATACATTCCTTTATTGCGTTCAATGGACATTTGCTTATCCATTTCGGCAATTTCGCTTTCGGTCATACCAAGAACCTGTGTACGCACCCAATAGTGCGAATAGTACTTACCTATGTATTTTTCAACATCATTCAGTTCGGAATTTCGTTGCTTTCTGAGTTCGGCATTTTTGGCTTCCACATAGTAAGAATCCTTGAGGTAATCCAAGAAAAGAACTTCCTTGATGTTTGGCCACTCGTCCTGTGTGATGATGTTCTTGAGCAATATTTGCTTTCTCAGTAGGTCAAATATGAGTTCATTGAACTTATTACGAAGACGAGCCACGAATTTTGAGAATTTGAGTTCGTCACGATTGATTTCCGATGCTCTGCCTAGAGCAATTCCCTTGTCTTGTTCAAGGCGGCTGACAGGAACATTCAATGCGCGATACAACTTCTTCTGGAAGTAAACAATGTCCGCAAGTTCACCTAGATTCTGTGCGCCAGAAAGGGTGCTGATTTCAGTTCCTTTTGAACCTTCGCGGCGAGGAAGCCAATAGTCTTCAAGCATGGACATGAACTTCCGATCATCGCGGATTTCGCCTGTCTGTGCGTCATATACCAACTTATTGCGATAACGATTCATAATGTCCTTGACATAGGCTTCTGCCTTGGTCTTCGGAAGGTTACCTACATCAATGTAGAAAATGCGGCGTTCAGGTGCGCGAGAAATTCTGTAAATTACTACAGCATCTTCCATCATTCGCAGTTGGTTCAAAGGCTTTATTGCCTTATGCAGAAACCCAACGGTGCGGCGGTATCTGCTGTCGAACATACCAGAAGAGCAGAATGCAATTGCATCATCGCTGATCTTGATTCCTTGAGTAGAACCTACTCTTGGATTGTCTTTGTTGTAAAGATAGAAATCACGATAGCCCGTGATGATCTTGTTGCCATCGGGACGGGTTTCCTTCTTGAATTCACGGATCTTCTGAATATTCAAAGGGTCGATGTAACGAAGTTCAAGAATTCCCTTATCCGGTTTTTCCTCATCCACTATGATGTGAAAGTAAATCTTGCCGTCAACATACCAACGGCGAAAAACTTCATATCCCTTACTGTCAAAGGCCATCAGGCGAAGAATATTCTTGAATTCTTCCTCAATCTTGTTTTTGATTTTGGGAGTAAGTGCCGCAGTAGTGTCGTTTAGAAAGGAAAGTTTGATGGGCATCTTTCCAGGTTCTGTAACGATTGCCTCATTCACTATGTCATCAATTGCAATTTCGCATACGGGATCCATAGACATTTCACGATACTTTGCCACAAGTTCAAAGTCGTTTCGAACAGAACCGTCAAGATCAACATACTGTCCGTAGAAACCCCCTGCTTCAACCGGAATAGCACCATCGTCCGTGGTAGGAACCACGAACGACTTTAGTGCCTTGAAATCAGATTGTTGCTTCTTTGATCTCTCTAACTTGAAGCCAAACAATTCCATATTTTACACCTCTCTATTGATCTGTTTTGGATCAGTTAGTAGTTCCCACTAGTTCATAGTATTGATAAGAAAGCGAAACGCTAAATTCAGATATTGCAGACTTGCTTTCAAAGGACAGTTCATAAGAACCAATTTCCTTTGGATAGCAACCAACGAACTTGTATGTGCAGATAGCATTGCCTTCGCGGGTAAGGGGCTGAACTGCCCAATCCATCAAGTATGAGTTGAAGTTGTTTGGACCAACATTGCTCTGATAGGAGTTAATGAGGTTTGACCAAGATTCAAAGGACTTACGAAGATTGTAAGAACCATCGTTATAGACCTTTAGACCCCAGTCTGCAAAGGTGCGATCTGCGGGGAACTTCATGGTTCTACCCATAAAGTTTGCAGTACCTTCGCCAATAGTAGCGGCAGGAATCTGTGCGCCCTTGCAAAGGAAGGTAATCTGGCTGTTGGAGTTTCCATTGTTGAAAAGTCCACCAACCGCCGAAATTGCACCGGCAGCGGCAGTTCCAAAGATTGCTCCTGCTACGCCAGCCGCTGCATTGATTGCACGGCTTCCACCGCTTGGGAACGATCCTGTGACCAAATAGAGGTTGTCTCTCGCACCACCATTGATAAGGTTCGCTCTGAAAGCGTCTATGCTGAATTGGCTGTATGCCATTTAGTGTCTCCTTTTCCTTATTTAGGGGGTGATTAGCCGCCTACTTCTGTGAACGAAACGCCAGTCTTGGTAGCAATAAAGTTCAATTGGATGAAATTGATGCTACGGGCAGGCTTGATGTAGATATCTGCCACGAAGCGATTGCCGTCAATCACCTCTGGAGTATTGTTAGATTCATCGCACTTGACCAAGAAATCGGTGATTCCACGGCGATTTTGAACATCGCGTAGGAATGGCTCGACCATTGATCGGAATTGCGAACGAGTGAACGCATCGTTGAATTCGAAGAGGCTGTATTTTGCAGCCGTTGCAATTGCCTTCTCAAGTACGATGAAAAGGCGGCGAACATTGATGCGGTCAAATGCCGATGGCTTGGTTTGAGCCGTCTTGTCACCAAAGAGCAAAGTTCCCTCTCCTGGCATTGTAATGACAGGATTGATTCCCTTTTGATAAAGTTCGTCACGATGGGTTTTGCTTGGATTGTAGGCAAGACGAATGGTGTTGCGAATGACTCCACGATTGAATCCTGCGGGAGAATACCAAGGATCATTGCTGAGGTCGGTGCGGGCGCAAAGACCTGCAATATCACCATTTAGAGGAACATACCGATAGGTATCGTTGTAAGAGTCGTATTGATACTTGTAACCGGTATCAATGACTGTATACGAGGAATTTCCTACGGCATTTCTGAATGTTATTGCATTCCCTAGTTTGGTGGCTTCTGCCGTTGTCGCATTGTTGACTTCGGGCGAAACAAAGGCAACGCAGTCCTTTCTTCCATTTACAATATCAACGAGATTTCCAACATTTGCTGTTGTGCAAGGTCCACCAATCAGTAGAGAGACATCGGATTGATCTGGATCTGCAAACAACTGATAACCCTTTCCTAGATCAAACAAGTCTCCTGCTGCGCTGTCGTATTCGCCGGTTCCACCTTGCAGATCAAGACGGAAGACACCTCTAATTTCACTCTCTCCTGCTCCGCTTCCTGTGCTGTAGCGAGTGGCATCCATCATAGATGAATTGAACGACCAAGTTCCTGCACCCACCCATTCTTCGCCAAATCCAGATCCTGTTAGCGCACCGGCAACAAATTCAATACCATCAAGGGAACTAATTGAGCCAACAGCAACGATGTACTTTGATTCGTTGTTTATCTTGCTCTTGAAATAGTTGAAAGTCCCATCTTGCAATTTTGCATTAGGATCGACAGAAAGACCTTGGAATCTTTCAAGAACCGTGTTTGTAGTTCCGCTGAATTGTCCAAGTCTATCAAGAACAATCAAGTGGAATTCATCATTAGCACCGCTAAGACCAAGAGTGGTTTCTGCGTAATATGAAGTATTTGGAGCAGAATCAAATTGGGATGAATATGTCCATCCCGTAAATCCACCTGCCCCCGCGCCAGCACCGCAGATTTCGATGGCAAGGCTGTTTCCAAGATTTCCTGGATATTTTGCCGCAAACATACCATTGAGGCTTGGCAGGGAGGTATCGCTGTTTGGAATGTATCCTGCTGCTCCTGTTTGACCCGCATTAGTTGCTTCACTATGAGTAACACGAACAACCTGAAGATTGTTTCCGTAGCCAAGGAAGTTGGCAGCAGAGAACCAATACTTGAAATTGTCATCGTTTGGTGTTCCATAGAGGGCAACTAGATTGGCGACATCGGTAACGATTACGCGCTGATCTGCTGGACCCCATCTGAAATATCCTGCGATACCGGCATTGGTCGTAGCCACGGCAGGAATAATTGTGGTCAGGTCTCTTTCTGTGACTGTTACGCCAGGACTAATTTGGAATCCCATATGGGCGGTCTCCTGTAGTTATTCAAAAGTGCGGACGAGATTATTTAGCATTCTTACCACCTAGCCCCTTCTCGGTGTATATCATCGGAAAAGGGATCGAATTCTTTTAAACGGGCTTGTTTTGCCGTAGTTTCTTTTGAGAGGTCAATTTCATCTTGTGTTCGTTCATCATCCACTCCGATTTCTAAAAACCCAAATGGAACTAAGTCTTCTTCAAGTTTTTTGAGTTTATCCTCAAACAACTTCTTTCGTATGTCGGTATTTACCAAGTCTTTGAAGTATGGCTGTGTAGTTAACCAACCAAACATGACCAAGGTAGCCATTAAATCATCGTTATAGCCTGTGCTTGCCTCATACGCCGCTCCTTTGGCGACATAAGTGGAAAGTTCGGCAATGATGTCAAAATCATTGAGTAGGATCTTGTCGTTTTCAATCATTTCCTTGATGACCAAGCAACCCGTCTTTTTGATTTGATTTGACATCTTAATACCATACTGCACTCTGCCGGTACCGAATCCTTCTCCTGCCTTTTGTCCTTTTTTGCCCTTCACGGTGATGTTTATGATGTTTTCGTATTCAAGTTCTTCTCTGAGAATATCAGAAACTTCCTGTCCTGTATCGTTTAGTTCAATCAGCGCATAGGCTTCGTTGTATCGGGTTCCCAAAACTTCAAGAAGATTGGGGAAAACCATGACCGGCATGACATTGTTCCTGAATCTTGCGACAACTTTGTAGGGTAGTTGGGTGGCATCTATGATTGTTGCTGCGTGATAATCTGCTCCTTGTCCTCTTGATGTGTCTACACACATGGCATAAATGTGATTCTTGATTGGAGCCTCGTATACCACCAACCCTTCATCACTTTGATAGATAGGAGTCTCGTACGCCAAAGACGATATCTTGGAAGCCTTGATAAGGGTATCGTCCGAACCCAAGAATTCACATTCGTATTCCTGATACCAAAGCCTTTCGTTTGCAAGACTTGTCTTGGTTATTTCTTTCCATTTTGCATCTCTGCCTGGAACCTCACTCCACTTGGCTTCTATGGGAATGTACTGATTTCTCTTGTTTTCGGCATCTCTCCACAATTTGTAGAACATATTCATTCCCCGAGGAGTAGATACGATGACTACTTTTGATGTTTTTCCTGATGAAATGGTTGGATATACAGACGAAAAGAATTCCTGTGCTATGTTTTCGGGAATGTGGGCAAACTCGTCAAGCAACAGAAAGTTGAAACTGTCTCCGCGAACGGCAGAAGCACTTGTCGCGGCAGACACTACTTTTGACCCATTTTCCAAGGTAAAACTCAACTTGTTCCATTCAATGACCCCCTGCTGCATCCATTTTGGAAGGCTTTCGTATGCGAATTTGAGGCGGCTCAGAAGTTCGCTTGCAGTCTTCAATTTGTTTGCAAGAATGGCAACTTTGTAGTTGGGAGTGAACAATATGCTGTAAAGTATGTACCCCAACATGACCGTGGACTTGCCGCTCTGACGAGGAATCTTCGAAATGACAAAACGATTCGTGTGGATTGCCTTTACGATCCTTTTTTGGAAAGGATACATCTTGAATGCAATTGGTCCCTGATCAAGAGACACGATTTTCATGTAGGTCTCAAGAAAGTGTATGGGATCTTTAGAGCATTTAACATATTCCGCCAACTGCTCGTTGGTGTATTGAATTTGGACATTCGGTCCCTTGAGAAGGGGATTACCTAAGTAACTGTCACCCTGCTTGTACGGCATCGCTCCTCACGCCTTCGCCTTGCTTTGGTTCTTCCAAAGCCTTTGTGTTCATGTTTCGTATCATCTTTTGCAAGTCTGCGGTATTGCCCACGAATATGCTGTTGTTGGTTACATTCGTGGTCTTGCCTGGTTCTTCCTTCTTGATGTCCTTTATCTGCTTGTGGAGGTGCATCAACTTATTGTTTGCCTCCAATGAAGACGAAATCAACTGCGCCACGACTTCGTATGCGCGAGGACTCTGACTTTCTACGGCAACTTCAAGAATGCTTTCTATTGCTTCTTCGGACTTTTCGATAATCCGCTTCAGATTTTCCCTGACTTCGCTGTAATCCCTGTCCGCTTCTGATCGGTTGACCTTGGCAACCTTCACCTCTGCTTGAATGATTTCTTGCTTTGGTTCGGGTTTGGGTAAATTCAAAGCATCCGACAAATTCTCATCTACATTGCTCATAATGATCCTTTAGAACAAGGTTATCGTTGTTGTAACTTGTCCAGTAGTTCCTGGTGTATATCCCGTTGCTCCTGTTGCTGCTTGCGCGGTCACTCTGACATTTGTACCAGAAGGACCATACGCTGCGGAAATGTTTCCCGTTCCTCCCTGTGGAGACATATTGATCTGTGCCGTGCGTATGACAGATACTGTCTTGATTGGACCGTATAGGTACAGTTTCATCGTAAAAGATAGAGTCATTATTGTGACTTTTCTTGTTCCATAGTCACCATAACTGCCATCATCGCCTTCACTCAATACGCAATTCTTGAATACGACAGGAACATCCACATCGGGATCCGTATCGTTCATGTTTATGCTGACCGTATATTCTGGTTGGAAGTAGGGTATTATCTGTTCAAAAATCTGCAAAGCATCTTCCGTATTCTTTGCCATGATGCTGAGAGAGAGGTCTATATTGTATGGTACTCTCTCGTATCTTCTCTTGAGTTGGCTTGCACTCAACGCAGCAACCGTTGAATTCATTGTTGACAGTTTTCTAGAAGAATCAAATGTGACATTCTGCATCTCAAAGGAAAGTCTAGGAAGGTAATTCTCAAGTTTGACAGCCGCTTGGTCAAAGTCCGAGCCTATTCGCTCAAGCCTTCTCAAGAACTTTTGTCTTGGTCCATATGCAATTGGAACCTTTATTCTTTCGACCTCAACTTTGTTGGAGTCATATCTTGCAATATGAATGTTGTTGAACAGGTTTGCAAATGCAACCACCGCTTTTCGTATTGTTCCGTGATAATAGTATTCAAACATTACGGTTCTCCAAACGGATGGTTTTCGTCAAAGTTGAGGAATGAATCTGCTTCTACTTGAATTGCATCGTTTGTATGGTCTATCAATGTTCCGAATTTCTCGGTGCTTCCTGTAGAAGAAATTCTGTAATATGCGCTGTTGTCTGACTTCGTTACATATCCTCCCGCGAGGCTCCAGCCGCCAACCGGATCCACGAGAACCATGCTTGTCGGTTGCTGCGGGTTCCAAGCATAAACGGTTGCTTTTGCAGTCGCCGTCGAAAAGTTTCCCGTAAGCGACCCACTCGAAGGCTGATAAACGAAGTCGCCTTTTGTAAAAGTTCCTGATCCACCTGTTGCTCCTAGTATGAGTTGAAGTTTGAACGCAACCTCTTCCACGGCATCTATTTCCGGTATGCCGGTATTCAACTTTTCTTCGCTGTATTGGAAGAGTTCGCAAGTCATTTGATAAGAAACGAGTTTGCCGAGTTGATAAAACGGATTTTCATGCTCAACGAACTTAATCTCAAACAATCCTTTGTTCAATGGCAAGAAAAGCAAATCTCCTTCCATCGGTCTTGCCATGCCGGTTTCTCGCTTGAACCGCTTCCGAGAAACCGTAAACTTCACGCTATCTCTCACTTCAAAGCCAAACTTGGTGAATTGGTCACCACCCTCAAATGCGGTAGTGGTGTCCATGTACATCTCTATCATCTTGAAAGAAGAGAACCTAGAATAAGGTGCTTCACCGAAAAAGTCATCTTTGTGAATCATGGTTCTTGGAATGTAATACATCTCCATGCCATGAATCTTGATGGCTTCTATCGTTAAATCCTCAATGAGATTTTGCTCAGGGAGGTTTTTGAACTTGTTGAAGTATGGGTTTACTGCCATGTCATCCCATCATGAAATCAATCGGAAGTTCATACTTCGTGATGATTTCCTTTTCTATTTCGTCTATTTCCTTCTGTGCTTCATTGACGATATCCACTCCTCGCAGAGTTACATCGCCAGGCAACTTTATTCCGCTGTATTTGCTCATGTTTATGCCCCATTGACGCTTGATCAGCGCAGTCAGGTATTTCTTCAGCATTCTGTCCTCGTAAATCTCGGGATGTACTCGGGGATCAAGAATTCTGTAGCATTCTATGATCAGGTACGCTCCTGGCTTGACTACGCGCCAATCCATGTGAAGTTCAAGTTTGTTGGTGACTCTGCTGAACTCCACTTGCTTTTCTGGTGACAAAAACTGCCGTAGCAAAGAAAGATACTGCTGCGTCAGGTCATATTGAATTAGATCAATTGTTCCGAAAGTGTAAAGGTCATTGAGTGCATATTGATAGCGAACATCGAACATATCAATGGTCTGCTGAGAAATGTGAAAAATTCTTGTTACGCTGGTGATCAAATTGTCAATCGGAACCGATCCGCCAGAAAGGTGGGCAGGGGTTCCTCCTGTAAGACCTGCCTCCGTAAAGGTCTGATAGCGAT